GATATACTTTTTTTACCTAAAATTGGTATTTCAGTATAATAATCATCAGAAATAAATTGACCAGGTCCTATTGTTCTTCTATCATCTAATATTCTTATACAATTTGAATCATCATCAGGAACAATTCGATATTCATTATAACCCCCAGTAGCTTTGGAAATTCCATCTAAAATACCTTTAACTAAGTCTACAAAATAAACATTTCCTTTTGTATCAGTAGCTCTTAACTTTTTCATTAAGCTAGCAATCCAATCAATGTTTACTAAAGTATACATAAATTTTCCTCCTAAGTCTGCATCTCCAATTCCAGGTGCTTTATCGTTATTTCCATAAAATGGGAAATTTTTTTGAATTGAACTAAAAACATTTGAAGTTATTCCAAAGGGTAATTGTTGAGATCCTAATAAACATATTGAAGGATCTAAAGAGCAATGTCCTTGGAAAGTATAGCATCTATTAGTTTCAGGATTTACATCTATGTAAATGTAAGATCTTTGGTTAGTTTTATCATTAGCAGTACTTCGGTCATATATCATTCCTAACTTATTGATTAATAATAATAAATGACCTAAAGTAATATAAACTTGTTCTAATCCTGGTTTTGTTGGATCATTTTCATTTAAACCTTCTCCGTTAATTCTATATCCTGCAACAAGTCTAGTAAAGAATTTTTCAGGTATAATTTCAGGAACTACTGAATCTAGATTACCAGTATGAAATTTATCCATTCCAGGAATTGTAAATAAACGAAAGTTATATCCTTTTCTTACTATTTCTGGGTTTTTGTAAAAATTAGTTACACTTATATTATCTATTGCTAATATGTAATCTAACCATCCTTTATAAGTTTCACTAAAATCTACATACCCCCCTAAAGTATTACTTTGATTAACTACATTATTTTGGTAAATTTGATATAAAGCGTTATTTAATAATGATAAATTTTTATCTGATACTACAGGATAAATTGAACCTGTAGTATTTAGGCCTGTAGCTGTAGATTTAAATTCTCCTGAGAGATTTACTTTTAGTGATTCTAAAATATCTCCTGCTCCTACTAATTGTACTTGACATTTAAATTTTCCATTTCCATCAAGAGTGTAAGAAAAGTTTTTAACTGTTCCCCAAGAAGCATCATAATTCCCACTATATTTTTTTCTATTATCTGCTATTTTTTCTAATAGTTCTTCTTTAGTATTAATATCATAAAAAGGAAGGGGTTGATTTACAGTTTCTATTTTTCCTGTATCATTACTGATATAATTTGTATGACCCCATTCAACTAAAACACCAAATCCTAGTTTCATATAAAGAGCCTCCATTATATTGAGTTGCTCCATGTTATGGCATACAAAATTAAATGTAGTTTCTTTTAAAGTACCTAATTTACCCCCGGTTTTAATAGAAATGTCAATTAAGCCAGGCATAGGAACTAAACCAAAATCAGTTCCTCCTATACCATAAGCTCCATCAGGACCTATTCCTGAACGTAGTGAATAAGTTTTTTCATTTGTAAGATTATCTATTACTCCTCCTTGTAAAATATATTTTCTAGATAATGCATTTCCTTCTAATCCTTGGTATCTTTTATTTCCAGGAGAAACATTAGCACCTGAACTAATTCGAATCCAAACATTTCTATTTGATAACCAATTTAGTTCTGAGGAAGATCTATAGTCTTGATTAAGTAAAGCTTTACGTTTTTTTATTTGAGTATCTACATAAGGTTGGAAAGAGGAACCAGCGATATTAGTGTAATCTAAATCGGCCATAACTTATTATATATTATTTGATTGATCAAATTTTGATAAAACTCCTGCTAAATCTTTAGGTATTCTTAAATATACTGCTGTAGGTGGGTAAACTGAATCGCCTGCTAAATTATTAACCATAGCTATAACCCACCATAAAGTAGCATCTCCATAAAAATCAAATGCTATATTGTCTAATCTATCTGTTACTCCTGTTAAAATGTAGGTATCATCAGCTTGTGCTTCAATATCAGGATAATATGTTGGAACATACATTGTTTTACCTGAAGTTGAAGTCATTCCAGTATCATTTTTAGTAGTGGAGATTGTTTGATATCTACTTGGCATAGTTTATGTTTTGATATAAATATCAAAAGATAAAAAAATTTAATTTAAATTATAAACCTGCTGCTTCAGTAGCTTCAATTTTCGCGTCATTAATAACATTATTTACTAATGAAGAAGGTGAACCTGTTGATACTGATCCATTAGGAGCAGTAACATCCCAATAAAAGAAACCTTGTTGTTGAGCTCTGTTCACTTCCCAAAGAGCAGTTCCTGCAGGACCTGTAACATTACCTGAAATATAAACGGAACCTGGTATCCAAGATTCTGCTGGGGCAGCCTGAGTTGAAGTTGTAGTAGCAGCTGGTTGTTGGTTTACATCATTAGTTGCCGTAGTAACTGGAGGAGTATTTATAACATTAGGGTTAGATATAGCTACTTGAGCAGTATCAGTTGGTGGTTTAGGTGTAACGGTGGAATCGTTAACACGTTTTACAAAACTTTCATTACCATGATCACTAATTAATATTGGGGTTGCAGTGAATTTACCATCTGAGTTTTTAACTAATTCAGGCAAATTATTAAGAATAGGAGAAAAAATAAAACTAATACTTAATACTTGTGGCAATTCCATCATATCTGCATCTGAGTTAGAATCCTCAAATGGAGAATTGGATGAATTAGTACCGTTCTTCCATGATGAGTTTGGATCTACATTTTTAGGAAAATCAGATCCAGTAAATCTTCTAGTTTCAGGTTCTGTATATTTTATTTCCCAAGAATAATCATTTTCTATAGAAATATTCATAGATTTTAAAACACCTGGGGTTCTGTAGAGCCATTCACCTATAGTTAATTTATGTAAATTACCTCTCATGAAACCATCTGAACTATAATCTGGATGTAATGATGAAGCTAAGTAGTTTAATTTTTGATAAAGAGGCATCATCTCTTGTTTAGATTGAGCTGCTACTTTTAAATTAAAACTTATTTCTCTTGTAAAGCCTTGGTAAGTATAGAAGTTTTCCCCTCTACCCATATATTTTTGTGCATTCCATTCAGCTCCTATGTTATCTGAAAAATTAGTAACATATGCTCTAAAATGAAGTGGAACGGTTTGAGCTGGGTTATTATTGTCTATTACTTCAAAAGCAAATTTAATTATATCTCTAACTCCATTATTTTGGAGGGGATCACCTGTAGAAGTATATAAAGGGAGTAAATTAATTTTATCTTGACCTTTAGGGTTTATTTCATTTATATTAAACCTTTGTGAATTTTTTCTAGAACCTGGTGAACCTATACTTAATCTAGTTTCAATATTAATTAAAGGATCTGAATAGTTTTTAGCTTGTGGGGTAGGATCAATTGTTTTAGATCTAAAATCTTGTAATTCTGTTTGTGCAAGATCACTGCCTTTTGAAGCTAATAACTTACTATAACCCATAGTATTACCAAACTGATTTATAGTAGGCATTCCTATAGGTAATTGTTCAGGTCTTATAAATTCTGCCGCATTAAATCCATATCCTTGTTGATATTGAGTATTTTCTACTTGATAACTACCAGTAGGTAAATTATTAAATACTTGGGAATTATTTGAAAATCCTAATAAATTATCAATAAAAAATGTTTCTCCTAATCTAACTTGACCTTTAGGAGCATTAGTAGTATTTATAGGAGCTCCTTGAAAATTAGTTGCTTTAAATATAGTTGTCTTACCATCTCCATATAATGAATCAGGTCCTCCTACATAATCAAATAAAAGAGTATCATCTGTTGATATTCCTAATTTAGTTACAGCAGAATCAAGAGATAGTAAACTTCCATCTGATCTTATTTTAGAGCCATAAAGTGCTACTAATCTATTTTGGCTAGTATTTTTATGTGATACAATATACTCATATTTAGCTTGAAGATTATCTGCTCCTAATTCATTAGTGTTAGCACCTGCTCTTGGAATGTGAATTCCACTACCTTGTTCAAGTACTTGTGCTAATAAATTAGCATTTAAGTTGTATGTTTGTGTGTTTAATCTAGATGCAAAACCTCCAGTTTCAATTTTAGGATTTGACTTTTGTAATTGGACTTGTTTTGTAGTAAATGTAGTACCCTTAGGAAAATCAGTTAAAAAACGGGATATTCTTACAGTATCTTCTGTAGATGCTACTGTCCAATATTGTCCTCCTCTTAATGGCCAATCCGCGCTGTTTCTCGCTATACCAGCAAGATACTCACCCGCAGGAGAATCTTCGGGTAAGCCGGTTTGGATATAAGGTAGTCCACTAGCACCACCCCCTTGAGTGTCATTTCCAAACCTTAGTGACTTTAAATTTGTTCTAAGGTTAATTAAGCTCATTTATTATATTGGTAGATTATCTATGTACCTTTGTCCCGGGAGGCTTCTATATTGGGCTGTATTAAGTGGATCTGTTTCTTCTAATTGAGAAATGGTATAAGTTACTGCAGGGGCTTGTAATCCTTGAACTCCACCTACAATAATATTATTAGCCACATTAGGTTGCCCATTAACAGAAAATAAATTATGACGAGTGAATCCTGGAAGATTTTGTTGTACAGTTGAAGGAACAGGTCCTCCGCTGTATCCGTAATTGCTTACTCCTGAGTTTAATAAATTAAGTAATCCCATTTTATGTTATGTTTTATTGTTTATAATAAATATTGTAAGGTTATATGTTTCGTGTAGTTTGTCCGGAAGGAGTTTTTTGGAATCTTCTACCATGTTCATTCATATCAAAATAAGTATAAGCTTCAATAGGATTAGCTTTAAGACCACTAATAAAAGCTGAAGTGAGTTTATTATAATCAATCATAGGAGATTGAGAATTATTAACTACTGTAGTTTTAGGTTGTCTCATCATTTGAGAGGCTCCAGGTGCTACTACTATATCATCATTAATACTAGGAGAAAATAATCCTCCTTCTTTAGTAGAGATTAAAGTTTTACCTTTTGCAGGTGAATCTATATCTCCAGCAGGTATAGCTGATTCACTAGATTTTATCAGAGCTAACATTCCTATTGTTCCTGCTATTCCTGCAGCTATTCCTATAGGACCTAATAGAGCGCTACTAGTAAATATACTTGCTATAGCAGTAGCTATACTTCGTGCAGCCATTCCCGCTAATAAAACTGATACTGTAGTTAATAACCCTGGCATTTGAGCTAAATAAGCAAAAGCGTTTGCGAATGCACTTACTACAGGTATTAAAGGTTCAGCTAGAGTTACAAATATTTCTTTTAATTTTTCAACTGATTGTAAAAATCTATCTTGAATAGAAGCGGATGCCATTTGGTCTATTAGGGTTTTTTCACCTAACATTGCATTTGCTTTTTCTATACCGTACATTTTTACGGCATTATCATACTTTTCTTTAGCTGTATCTCCATCAACTTGAGCAAGTTTACTTATAGCAGTTTGCTCTATTAACATCTCTGCCATTTGATCTCTACTCATACCCATAGCTTTAGCTATAGATTCTTGTTGTAGAAGATTCATTTTAGCAAATTTAGCTTGAGTGATATCTTGATTCCCCAATTCTCTCGCTACTCCTGCTATATCATTAGTTAAAGCATAATATCTAGCTCTTTCTAAATTTAATTGCTTACCAGTTATTACTTCAGCTTCAAATTCAGCTGCAATTGAGGATTCAATATTAAGTAATGAATCTTGTATTCCTTTTATTTCTTCTAAATTTAAACCTACTCTTTTAGCTTGATAAGCTGCTTCTGCTAATTTACCAGGTTGTGCTGCAAATGTAATTAAAGTAGCTTTTGAGGTTTTAGCTATACTTTCTAATAATGCTTTTTCATTAATAGCAGTCTTATTAGTTAAGTTTAAAGCTTTTGCTTGACCTAAAAAAGCTGTGACTATTTCTTTAGCAGGTTTACCTGTTGCTAAGGATAATTTGGAAATTTGAGTAGCAGCCTCTACACTATAAAAAGCTTGTTTAGTAAGTTCAGTTTGTGTTACTAATAATTCTCTATTTAAAACTGAATTAGTACCTAGAGCAGAGTTTATTTGGTTAAAAGATTCATGTAACCCTTTAGTAGTAACAAATATATTGTTACTCTCATTAGCTATAGAATTAAATTCTCTACTTAATTTAGCAGAAGATTCATAAGAGATTCCAAGTTGTTTAGCAGTATCACCTATAGCTTTATCTATCCCTTTAAAAGCATTAAAGACTTCAAGTAATAGATACATAGGCCCAAACGCTTTAGCAAGAGCAGGACCTAATGATTTAATACCAGCTATAAATGCATTTTGTTCTGGTTTTTTTAGATCTTTATTTATTAATGCTTGGGCTTTCAAAGCAGCTGCAGATCCTCTGATTGCATTGCCATTACGATCTAATAATACATTTTCTAAGCCTAATTGTTTAATTCTGTCTTTATCTAAACCACTGCCTTTAGTTGCAGCTGCGAGTTTTAAATTTTCATTTCTAATATATTCTTTACTAAGAACTGCGGCTTTTCTAGAAGCTTCAGCAGCTACATTAAAAGGTTCTGAAAATCTTTTTAGTCCGGGTATAGCATTACTTATATCAGATAAAGCTCCAAATGTTTTGACTCCGAAATTTTTAGCTACACTTCCAGAGAGTTCTTCAATACTTGCTAGTTCTTGTTTTAATTTAGTAGCAACTATAATTTGATCTTGAATTGAATTTACAATTTTTTGATTAATTCGGGCATTAGAAGAGTATTTTTGATTTACTAAAGAATTTAAAACATTAATGTTTTTTGTTAAATCTAACTGTTGTTTAGCTAAATCTTTTAAACCTTTAGCAGTACCTAATTCTTTATCTTGTATTGTATAGGCTTGTGTAGCAATTCTAACTATATCTCTTCCTATAGAACGAAGTTGATTTTTTTCTGTTATTTGAAATCTAAGTTCTCGAGTTTGTGCTTGTAAAGCATTAGCTAAATCCCTAGCATCATCAAGACTAGCTTCTTCAATCCCCCTACGACTATTTAATAACTCGATTAAGTCTTGTTCTAGTGAATTTTGATTAGGTGTTGTAGCCATAATAACTTAGTATATATTATAAATATGAAAAGTCCCTATTTTTTAGGGACTGATGCATTATAAGTACTAGAAGCTGGAATGTTGGGTCTAGCTACCTCTGTTGTACTTTTATTTGTTAACTGATTATTTTGTTTTTCTATTTGTTCTTGCTCTTTATCGTACCATTCTTTTAATTTTTTAAAGGTAAAATTTCGAAGCCAAATAGGCATTTCATAAACTGTATCCCAAGTATATCCTCCCTTACCATGAAATACTATTTCATTCATTTGAGAGAATAAATTTATTCTATAGGTTGATGTCAGGCCAAAAAAAGTTTAAAGAAATAGGTACTGTGATGTCCTCCCCGCCATCACCTTGAATTGTTAAATCAATATCAGGGGAAATTCGTTTGATTTCTTGACGTAATGATCTTGAATCTCTAGCTAATAACTCATTATCAACAAATTCTCTAACTACTTTTCTATCTGTGTTTCCACCAACTGAAGTAAGCATGTATTTTAAACGAGTAGATAATTCAGGTGCACCACCATTTGGATATAGTTTTTTAAGCCCTTTTAACTCAGATTCTATCGCAGATTCGTCACCATGTGTTAATAGTTTAAATCCAACTTCTACACCTGAGGCGGGTAGTGTATAGTAAAAATTATTTCCTTTAGTGTAGTCTATATCTTCAGGTAATTCTTTGTCTTTTAATGTAGTTAAGTCTACATTGTAGTGTTTTCCACCTGATTCAAATTCATAATCTTGGCCATACCCTAAAATACGTGAAGCAATTAAAATAGCGTTTTTATCTCCAACTACTATGTCTTTTAAATCTACTTTAGAAACAATTAATGATTCTAGTAGTTTGTCTAAAACAGTACCTTGTTGAATGTAGTTTTGATTAGTTAAGATATCTTCTTCACGCGCTGTCATGTATTTCATTTCAATTTGACCGCTTGAAAGTGGATTTTCTTTAGAATAAAGTAAACCTTTTGAAGGCAATTCTACCATTTCGGTAGGGAATTTTGGTTTTGTAACTTGATTGTCCATAAATTTTATTTGTGTTTATATATAAATATAGCGAATTAAAAAAAGCTCACAAATAAATGTGAGCTCTTTAATTTTATTTTTAAATTTCTTAAAAATTTAAAATACAATAATCCATAGCTACAGTCATTGAGATTTCAGCTGCTGATTCACCTTGTGACCAATCATAGTCTCCAAATGTTGCTGTTTTAATAAATGCACCTTTAATAATCCATTCACCTACTACATCACCTACAGGACCTAAGATGTTCATTGTTAAATCTTTTTTATAGAAATCTGAGTATCCATCTCTACCGGTTACTGATTCGTGGGATAAACGCATCCATTCCATTACTGCTTGTGAACCAGCAGGAGCGATTGGATCATACAATGACATTTGGATATCGTTCCATTTTACTTTACCTTTAATTTTACGATAAACATTGATATGATCTAGTGTGATTTCACCTGCATCGAATCCTGGGGCTGAAGCTTTCTTAATTAAGTAAGCTGGGATTCCATCTATGTATAGTATGAATCTATTTGATACCTTAGGTTCAAATGCAGTGAACATTATTTCGTTTGGGTTTAATACTGCCATTTTATATTTTGTATTATTTTATTATTATCTGTTTATAATAAATATTAGGAAAAAAAGCCCTTTTATTAGGGCTTTAATCCTAAACTTTTTTAGTCAAATGAAGCACCTGTTGGTGTAACATTAAAGTCTAATATGATAAACTCAGCAGTTCTTGTAGGTTGAATAAAAATCTGACCTACTAATTGATTTCTATCAATTACATCAGCAGTATTATTTGAATCATCCATTACCACTTTATAAGCGTATAAACCTTGTCTTTGTTGGATTGAATCCAAGTAAGGGTTTACTTGTCTTAAGAATCTGTTTCTTGTAGCAGCTGTATTTTGTTCGAATACTAATCCGTTAGCTACTTGACCAATGTATGATTTTAATTCGATTAATAATCTTCTAACATTGATTCTGTCTAAAGCAGATGCTTTTTTCTGTAATGTTTTCTGACCGTATGCTACTACACCTTGTCCGGGGAAGGTAGCTAATGAATTAACTTTACCAGCATATAGAGTATCTCTATCAGATGGAGCTAATTTTCTTTCAGCTTGAATTACACTTAATCCACCTCTTGTAAATCCTGCAGGAGCAAACCATGGAGCGCCTACTCTATCATTGTAAGCGTAAACACTTGGAATGATTGTTGATGGTGGAACCCATGTTAATTTTCCTGTATTAGGAGCACTAATTTGAACCCATGGGTAATAAGTTGCAGCATATGAACTATCAACTGAAGTTGCATTGTTGATTACTGTAGCTACATTATTTCCAAAAGCAGACATATCTACAATAGCAATACAATCACCTCTATCAGTAGCCATATTAGTCATTGAAGTAATAATGGCATTTCCGGTTGTAGCTGTAATACCTGGAGTTGTAATAATATTAAATTTAAATTCATCAACGTTACCTAATAATGTAATAGATGAAGTATAATCTGAATTTGATAAACCATAAACTCCACAGTTTGAACCTGCAGCTCCACCAAATGAACCACTAGCAACTACTGGGATTGATGATGTATAAGAAGATACTGGGTTTCCATTATTATCAAAATAATTTGGAGTAGTTAAAGCAATTGATTTTACTCTTACATATCTTGATTTGTTAGTATAATCTCCTGTTGTTTGAACATATCCATTATCTGTAGTAGTAGATTGGTTACCAATTACTGCTTCAATATAGTTTGGTTGATTAGGATCTAATGATAAATTATTCCAAGATTCTAATATTACTTTAGAGTTTGGGTTATCATCTCCTCTTCT